CTCAGGATTATCTCAGATGACCTTGATCAGCCTGAACTGGCGGTAACTGGCAGGGATCAGCCTCGACTGGAGACGGTGTGGCCTGATGCGGCTGGTTCGTTTGGGGCTGAGGTGGGGGGCTGGGCTTTACAGCATTTGGGTTTGGAGTTGATGCCGTGGCAGCAGAGGGTTCTTGACGGTCAGTTGTTGTTTGACGGTGACGGGGATTTTTTGCATCGTATGTCAATGGTTAGCACCGCGCGTCAGAACGGCAAAACGGTTGCGTTGACGGCGCTGGTTGGTTGGTGGCTTACCGAGATGCCTAAGCACCGGGGGCAACCCCAAACTGTGTTGAGTACCGCCCACCGTCTTGACTTGGCAGTCATGTTGTACGACAAACTTGCGGATATTCTCGAGTTGCGGTTTGGTGCAAAACTTATGCGGTCGTACGGTCGCAACCAAGTCACAATGCCCGACGGGTCAAAGTGGTTTATTCGTGCAGCCAACTCAAGCGTCGGTCACGGTATGAGTTGCGATCTAATTGTTGCCGACGAAATTTGGGATATTGGCTCGACTGTCATTGACGGCGGTTTGTTACCAGCGCAACGCGCCCGACGATCACCGTTATTGTCGGCTTGGTCAACGGCTGGCACAGAGGCAAGTACCGCTATGCAACGTTGGCGTGAGCAGGGGTTGCGATCTATTGACCGTGCCGAGCCGTCATCACTCTATTTTGCTGAGTGGTCGCCGCCGCCTGACATATCGCCTATGGATAGTCGCGCGTGGGGTTGGGCAAACCCAGCGCTAGGCAAAACGCTAACGCTAAAAACGATTGAGGCTGAAAGTGAAAACCCTGATCGTGCGTCGTTTTTGCGTGCGTCATGCAACCTTTGGGTTGCGTCAGACAAATCGTGGATTGCGCCGGGTTTGTGGCCTGAACTGGAGTACACCGACCCGATGCCCGACGGCGGCACAGTCGCAATCGAGACGAGCCTTACCGACGACCGATATTTTGCCACTCGAGCCGTTGTGCTTGACGATCGGCGCACCGTCGTCACCGTTGAGTTTGTTTGCGACACGTACGACGAAATGTTGCGACACGTTGAGCGACTAGCAAAAAACACGGCAATTAAATTTGCTATTAGCCCGTCAATAGATATTCATTGGCCGTTAGCGCTTGAGCGTCGCAGGGCAGTTGTCGGTTACGGCGAGATACTTAAATTCACGCCACGCATAAAGTCAATGATCAACGAAAAACTACTTTGGCATACGGGCGAAAATATGTTGGCTGAACACGTGCAACGAGCCGTCGCAGTCAGGTCACAAAACAGCATTGCGCTATCAAGCCAACGATCACCCGGCCCAATTGAGTTGGCTCGATGTTTGGTTTGGTCGGCGGCGCTCGCATCACGACCGACAGCGACAGGCAAACCAATGATCGTCGTAGCTGGTGGCTAGTATCGTGTCGGGCGGCCGTTAGGTTCTTACTTTCTCGGTTGACGCTTAGCGGTCGCCTATCAACACCCGTCAAATAAATTGGTGGCATACTTACAGCATGGCGATATTTTCACGATCGGTAAATAAGGCGGCTATATCGCCTGAGCCAACTAAAGCGGCAGCCGCAGGCGGTGGCTATTACTCGGCAAACACCGCTGGCATGAACATGATCGGCCAGTACTACTCGTACGTTGAAGGCGACGCTCGCAACCGTGCAATGAGCGTACCAACAATCAGTCGAGCGCGCGATCTAATGGCATCGGTGCTTGGTTGTATGCAACTAAAAATGTATAACGAAATTTGGAACGGCGACGAAATGGAAAAAGTGCCATTAGCGCCACGCACATGGCTACGACGCATCGACCCGACATTGCCAAATAGTTTTATTATGTCGTGGACATTTGACGATTTATTTTTCTTTGGTCGCGCATTTTGGTACATCACGTCACGTACAGCCGACGGATACCCGGCATCGTTTACTCGACTACCTGCCGCAATGGTCAACACACTTGACCAAGCAGGCCCAGTTTGGTTTGCACCGTCAAAAGAAATTACGTTTCAAGGCGGTGCGCTAAACCCTGATGATCTCGTGCAATTTTTGTCGCCGATACAAGGCATCGTTTATATGAGCGAAAAAGCCATTGCAACAGCGTTACAACTTGAGGCTGCACGGTTTAGAAATTCATCGTCGGCTATACCGGCAGGTATTTTGCGTCAGACTGGGGGCGAGCCGTTAAGCGCACAAGAGTTAGCCGATCTAGCGGCAGCGTTTAATGCGGCTCGAGCAACAAACCAAACCGCAGCACTTAACGAATTTGTTACTTACACCGAAACATTGACCAGCCCTGACAAAATGTTGTTGATTGAAAGCGCAGAGTTTCAAGCAATGGAAATGGCGCGACTATGCAATATTCCGCCATATCTTGCAGGCGTATCGGTCGGCTCGTACTCGTACCAGTCAAGCGCTGAAGCGCGCATGGATTTGTGGACATTTGGCGTACGTGCCTACGCCGATTGCATCGCTGGCACACTCAGCCAAAACAACGTGCTACCAAACGGCACATACGTCGAATTTGATGTTGAGGATTACCTCAAGGGCGAATACTCGATGAGTGATTACCGCGAGGACAATTCCGAAACCCCGATACCAAATGGAGTACTATAAAATTTATGATCAGATTATCCCCTTCACAGATCACGGTTGACGCAGCGGCGGCAGAGGGCTTGCCGTCGCGCTCAATCTCAGGCGTAGCAGTCACCTACGACGAAACAGCAACCGTCAATGACGGTACAAAAGTACGGTTTTTACAAGGGTCGTTGCCAGTCACGGGGCGCGACCCGAAACTTTATATGCAACACGACGCTAATCAGATCGTCGGCAAAGTTGTCGAACGCGTAGACACCCCGCAAGGCATGATGTTTACAGCCAAGATCAGCCAAACACGGTTAGGCGACGAGGCGTTGACGCTCGCAAATGACGGCGTTATTGACGCGGTATCTGTAGGCGTTACCCCAACAAAATTTAGTTACGACGAGGAAGGCGTGATGATCGTCGAGGCCGCCAACTGGTCGGAATTGTCGCTAGTTAGCGAAGGCGCGTTTAGTGGCGCGGTCATCACCGAGGTTGCAGCAAGCGCACCCGAGGAGACTATCCACGAAACCGAGCCAGCAGTAGAGTTACAATCAGAACAAGACACAACAAAGGACATAACCCCTATGAGCGAAACACAAGAAACACCAGCAGTCGAGGCAGCAGCAACAGTTGAAAAATTGTGGGCGCAACCAAAACGCAAATTTGATTTACCAACAGCAGGCGAATACCTTGCCGCAATGCACATCGGTGGCGAAACATTTCGCAACGTTGCAGCAGCAGCACGTGAGTTCGCTCTTAACAATCGAAGCGCACTTCAAGCAGCCGCAGGCGACGTACTCACAACCGACACTCCGGGACTTCTTCCCGTTCCAATCCTCGGGCCTGTATTTGCTGACCTTAACTACATTCGACCAGTTGTTGCAGCGATCGGTTCGCGCGCAATGCCTGACGGTGGCAACCAAAAAACATTTATCCGACCAACTTGGACAACACACACAAGCGTTGCATCGCAGTCAACTGAATTAAGTGGAGTTAGCGCAACAACACCAGTTATTGCGTCAAATGTAGTCACAAAAACTACGCTTGCTGGTCAAGTCACTTTGTCAGTACAAGACGTCGATTTTACGTCGCCAGCAGCAATGCAAATAATTTTGCAAGACCTTGTTGGTCAATACATGTTAAAGAGCGATGACATTGCAGCCGACGCAATCACAAACGGCGCAAGCGCATCAGGTTCAACATGGACAGTTACAGCCGACGACCCGTCAACGCTGATCGCAGCAATGTACGACGCGGCAACAGACATCTTGAACGCAACAAACTTCTTGCCTGATCACGTTTTCGTATCACCTGACGTTTGGAAAAAACTCGGCAGCCAACTCGATCAAGACAAACGACCAATTTTCCCATACGCAGGCGTAGCGGGTCTTATGGGCGTAAACGGTATGGGTGCAGCAAACATCACAGTTGCAAACACCTTTAACCCGTTTGGTCTTAACCTTGTAGCAGATCGCAACTTTGCAGCAGGCACATTGTTTGTTGCTCGCGGCGCAGCCTGCGAGTTCTACGAACAAGTACGCGGCCTAATGTCAGTCGAAGTACCCGGCACACTTGGCCGAACATTCAGTTACTACGGCTACGTTGCAACGTTCATCGCTGACAGCGACATGGTTAAATACATCGTCGTTAGCGGTTAGTCGAGTAGCGGCGTAACCGCTATGGCAACATATCTAACAGCATCAAAACAGTTGTTAGGCAACTACGCCTGCATATCTACGCTCGAGCCAACCGACATACAAGTTGGCGACAGCGTAGTTGTAGGCGCGTTAGGCGCACCGTTCAACGGCACGTTTACCGTGTTGAAATGCCCGCAATACAAATACACAGGCGTTGACAGCGAAACTGGCGAATGGACATTTGACGCAACAATCGCAATACCTAACCAATTGCTTTACGCTTGCACGGGTGACGATGTCGAATTCGCGGCGATCTACACAGGCACAGTCGCGTTCACACCGACCTGCACGTGGATTACGGCCGCAAACCTCATCACCTATTTGGGTGTGTCGATTACTAACCCGTCAGATGATTACACGCTGATTACGCAGGCCGTAAGCGCTGGCAACCAGTTTTGTAGTCGTCGTCGAGCCGAAGCAGGCTACAACGACAGCCTTAGCACGTCGCCTAGCGGTGATGTCACGCTCGGCACTTTGATGTACAGCGCGGCGTTGTGGCGTTCGCGTGGCTCGCTCGAGAACGTGTTTGCGTCGTTTGACGGCATGGGTACAGCACCGCAACAATCGTTGACTTCGATCGTTAAACAGTTGTTAGGTATTGACCGACCTGCGGTTGCCTGATGCCCGCACCATACACCGATCTATTTAACGAGACGCTAGACGATCTCGCTACGACGCTGACCGCAATCACGTCATTGCGTGTCGTAACCGACCCAACCAAACTCGTGCCAAATTGTGTGTTTATTCAAGCGCCAAGTTTTACGACAATCGCTGGCAACGGCAACATCGTACGCATGGACTACCCGATCAAAGTTGTCGGTAGTGGCCCAGCAGGTTTGCCCGTGTTGCGCGAAATATTGCAAATCACGGCAACGGTTTTGGGGTCGGCAATAATCGTCATGTCGGGTCGCCCCGGCACACTCGACATAGGTGGGCAAGAATACCCGTGCTACGACCTATCGGTCGGCGTACAAGCACAAACGGCGTAATACACACCGACAGGCAATCGTT